CAGGATCTACATATTCTATTGATATTCCAGAGCCTGGTAAAAAAGAATTTCTACACATAGAAACACCTATTACTGTCTGGTCATAATATAATCTTTTTTGTATTTCGTGATATCTATTTTCAGCTAGTACAGTGTTAATTGCCTCTTCTTGAGCTATTTCAATTGATGGTTTATATTTTAACTGCATATGAAGAGCTAACTCTTCTGAAGTATTAGGAAGTTCTTCTTCATCCATTGAGAATGTTTTCACGCCAAATGACTCTTGAACTTGCTTCATTGCATCCTTAGCTAACATATCCTTTTCTATACGAACTTGATACTCACTTCTTTTATCTAAAGACATCCCATCTTGAGCATATGCATTAACTTTGAAAAGTCTATCAGACATTCCATTAACAACAATATCTACAAATTTTGGAATAATCGGAACAGGTGTCCAATCTAAATTTAGATAAGACAAATCACCATCTACTGCTAATTCATTTTTGTATTTCGCAACAGATTGCTCACCTCTTGCATATAGCCTTAACCTGTGGAAATCAGCCCATTGATTATAAAACCTACTCTGTCCACCATCTTTTCTAAACCACTCATATTGTATAGCTTGGCCTATCTGTAATCCAAACTCAGAAGTTTTTTTTACAGCATCAGAGACAAACTGACCAGGAAATCCTGTTGGATTAATATTTACTTTTACGTCTTCCATTTATTTTATAATTTGGCTATAACTTCCTTTGTTATCGTATCTTGCAAAGTTAAGTTTTATTTTTGATTGTTTTTTAATGCGAGCATACATGTTCTTCTGCGTAGCCATTATAGCTAGACCTGAACTAATCGATGCATCAAATTTTGTTCTGTTGTTAATATCGAATCTTGCCCAGTCCTCTAACGTCCTTATAAAGTACATAGATCCTATTTCATCTGAGTCTCTGAAATTACCTTCCATATCAAATCCAACATACTTTTCAATGTATGATTCTATAGCAGCAGCATGAGCTTGCTTCACGTCCTCGGAACTATTTGGCATTCCTCCTAATTCCTTTTCTGTGATTGATAATTTATTATACGCTTTATCTGGTCTATTAATACTATAACCTCTATACCCTCTATTCTTGAAGTGATATAAAAGTCTAGGCTTATTGTTTTCTATAAGAATTGGCATTCCGTAAAATACACAAGCCATTAATACATCTTCAAAAAACATCTCAGCGGTCTGAGGTCTAGCAACATACTCTAAGAAAAACTCATTAATAGGAGCTTCATCCATATGGAACTTTGTTAATCCGTGTAAAGCTCCATTAGAAGCACCACCACCAACTGTTCCTGATATATCGTAACTATCACAACCAAAAGCACCAATGTGTTCGTTCCCTGGATATCTTAATCCGTTCTTAGTTATGATATTGTTTTGTAAATTTTTATTAGGAGTCCATGAAATTATAAACCTACCGCTACTATTAGGACTAAAAATAACTTCCGTATCCTTTATACCATTCTTCCAAGAGAAAGACCCCTTGGTTAAGAAATGATCTTTTATTAAAGAATCATTGTAATCTATTTGTTGGTATATTTTTGTTAAATTAAATAAAGACTGTTTACTTTCATCTCTAAAAGCATGTGACTCTGTTCTTGGAAACTGTCTATAGAATTCATTTAAAGCATCAGCATCACTTTTTAAAGAGTCAACTTCATTCTGCCAGTAGTTAATAGCGCCTTGAGTTATCATCTCTCCATCAATTCCCATAATAGGAGTCTTTGGATTCTTAAAAACAGGCATTCCATATAAATCTATAAACCCCTCCATATTCCATTCCATAGGAATAAAAAGACTGTATAATCCACTTTTACTTTGTCCGTTTGAGTTTCGTTTCTTGGCATCTGAGTCGTAATATAATTTCTTAAAATTATCCCCACCTTTCTCTAATGCATTTGAGGTTGAACCCATCATACATTTACCAATAATCTTACTACCTAATCTTAAACAAGTTTTTGTTATACGCCAATTATTTAAGATGTTGTTCGGCCTTTCCCATTTTCCACTCTCATCATGTACTAATAGTTTTAGTTTCTCCCCATCATAACTGTTATCCCCTGTATTCTTCCAGTCAATTGTAGTATCTAATCCTTCAACTATCTCAGCATCCTCTTCATACATATTCCTTTTTGTAATCTTAGATGCAGGAACTCTATAAGCTAATTCAGTCTTAGGTTTATCCATACCATCTTGAACAGGTTTAAAAAAGAAAGGATAATTATTTGAGATTGGAACAACCTTGTCTGTAAACATCTTCTTTGCATCCGCTCCTGTTTTTGATAGGATACCTATTCTAGAATCTTTTGTGATTGTACCTATATTGGCACATTCCTCACTACCCATATAAGAGAATCCTGAACGTCTTATTTTTAAATAACAATTTCCGAAACTTCTTTTATCAGCTTTACAAGCCTCCCAATGCATATAGAATATTCTATTAGCTTCCCTGAAATCAGGTAATCCTATATCAATCTTAGTCCATTGAAGATACATGTAATGAGACCCAGTTATATAAGTTGGTTTACCATTACTCATAAACCAAAAACCTTCGTCTCTTCTATCGAATTCTGTCTCAACATAATCTACCCACTTATTCTTAAAAGAAGTAGGTGCATCATGCCATTGAAAGATTGATTTTATTTTTTTTAACTCTGTAGGAATTTCAGTATTATTCCAATACTGTTCAGCTTTTTTATTACTTCTTGAATGTATTTTATCTGGAGGGTTTGGAAGGGCTATTTTTAAACCACCTATCTCAACTATATCTTGAATCTCTCCACTCTTTGATATAACAATGCAATCGTATTTTTCATTATATCCATAAGACCAAGATTTAGCTTTGTTCTTATTAGTTATAACTGTTTTAGGAATATAGTTTAATAGTTCCTTTATTAGATTACTTGGATCTTCGTTCAGCAAAGCCTTGTACAGATTTATTTTCTTTTATATCGTTTCCTTCTATTAAGTTTTTTTCTGCTTCGATTCTGTTTAAAATTTCAAAAGCATCAAATATAGCAAGTTTCTTAGTAGCAGCAGCGTTTTTTAATTTATCAGCAGCTAGTTCATCATCCTCTCCGTATTTGATAATATGTTCTTCAGCAACCTTTATTAATTGCATAACTGCTTTTTCTCCGGCATTTATAATTTGTAACTTAATGCTATTTACATCCATACTATAAAACTAGAGTTATATTGCTTGTAAACATTCTGTAAAGCTTTTCCTCATCAACCATGAATTCGTATTCACTATTTGGTTGAAAAGATACTTTAGACCCTGCCACAATACCTTTACTTGTTAATTCTTTGTTAGAGTATTTAATTACTCCCATCAAAGGCTCTTCCTCTTCATGACTTTTTAAGTAATGATTTTCTTTTGGAATAGGCTTTACCATGCAATACTTCGAATAGGAATTCCATTCTCCATCTTGTTTATACATAAAGAATTGATCGTCTTCAATAAAAAACATATCATCCTTAAAGAAGCTCTTTCCGCTCCTTTCTCGACCCCTCATGTCGTTATAGTACTTAAATACGTTATGATGCACTAAAAGCACATCCCCTGCCTTAACAGGGCCTGTGTACTTTATAGGTGTTTCTATAACTATTGCGTATCTATTAGAAGAGATATGATCCTCTTTTGAAGTACTAGTGATTAAGTTTATACCACCAACTTCTTTTATATTGTCATATCTTCTTCCATTGTAGGGTTCTACAATAAAATAAAAAGGTGATTTCATTAAAAGTTTATATTATACTCAATTGATATAGGCATATTTGAATTAAATTCTTTCCAAAGAAAAACTTCTCCTTCTTTGTTTTCAATCCAAATTTTTATAGAATTATTTTCTATAATATGTTTAATTAAATGAATAATATAATTACCTCCTAAAACCTCTTGATTAGCGATATAATGCATAGCGCTAGATTTGTAATCAGAACCAATTGATATTTTTCTAATATCCATCTTATTCTTCTTTTTCCTCTACCGGAGTAAAAGTACCATCTTCTAAATTAACGTTAACAGCACCGTATTCTTTTTCAAGTTCAGCTTTAATGCCTTCCATCTCTTTAGCAGCTTCTGCATAAGAATGAGCTAATTCATGTTTTCTCGATTCTAAGTAACCCATATCAATTAAGATACTATTTACTTTTGATTGACTTTCTTTGATAGACTTTAATTGTTCTTCTGTAATCATTTGTGATACACTCATAATATTATTATATTTAATTTGTACAAATATACGATTATTTTCTATACTTCTTCTTCAGTAGGTGGAATAGACTCTCCAATAGTAAGTGTTACTGTAGTAGGATGAATCATAGATTCAATCTGACTATCAATACCAGCTTCTATATTAGCAACTTGTTCTTCTCCCATAGCTTCTTGTGTCCAAGCAACCACTTCCTCGTTTGTGACCTGATCGAAAGGTATAAACTCAGATTCAGGATCTGAATTTAAAGTTTGTGTACCGATACTCGTTGCTTGGTAAGGATTATTCTCTGGGTCCATTGTATCTGAAACACCTGTAACTCTCCAGTGTACATTATATACTACGTCTGCTTCGTTGTCTTTTTCTATGTAAGCATCTACTGTTTTGCAATTCCAATTGTAAGTAACCATAATTTTTATTTATTTATTAACCATTTATTTTTCAAAGGAATGTATAAAACCCCCCCTTTATTTAAGTTTGTATTGAGAAACTTTGAAGTTAAAAGATCTATTTGATCTTCACTCATTTCGTTTTCATCCCAAATTGTATCTATGATTATCAAATCATATTTTTCTGTTGTTATATAGTTAAAGATATCGCTTTTTATAATGCTAATATCACTATTCAAGTGACCTGAAGAAATATTATAATCTATAATTTCTTGGTCAATCTCTACAACATCTATTTTACTACAGTTATTTACCTCTGATAAAGTCTGTGGGATTAAACCAAAACCTAACCCTGCAATTAATACTTTGTCATATGTAAATCCTTTAAATGAGTTTTTATAAAATGGATTACAAGTTCCACATTCACCAAGCAATACTTTAGAATACATTTCA